CTTTTTCTGCTACATAGTTTACTTCAGTCTGAACATCAGAGTTCACACCGATACCTACTGCTCTCATGTGATAGCAAAAGTTTTTGCCACCAGCGACAGCAGACGTTGAAAAGATCTTGAAACCCAAGAACTCTTTCATTGTCATACCACCAGCAAACGGTAGGTTCTGTGGTCCAACAAAGTCGCTAGAAGCAAACTCATTAATGTTGAACAGATCTGCAAAACCAGCAGGAGACATAGCAATATAGCGTTGTCCATCTTCTGGAATGTCAGCTGAACCAAATGTTTCAAACGTAGACAGTAAGTCTGCTTTTTCAACGGCAGATGAAGTGTCATGCAACTGAGTTGAGTTAGCACCAGCGTCCATAGCTGTTGTGATAATCTCGTCAGTTTTACGACCCAACGCAGCAGCAGCACTTTCGGCAACAGCTTGACGTTCGTTGATATTTGTTTTCAACTCGTCAAGTTTGTCGATATATTCTGCTGCATAAAAGTCAGCCATTGTTACTTCCACATTAGTATGTGCAAGATCCATTGGTGTGACATTACCGTTGCGTGATTTTGTTGTAGCTGATCCAGTTCCTATTTTCTGGAATCGAGCAACATTGCCTGACACATTCGTAGTACGAATGGTATTACGCAGTTTTGAACCCATGCGTTGGTATGCAAGATGCACATCGGTCTCAAACTGTTTAATAAAGGCTTGGTCTATTGTATTAGCCAATTTTCTTTCTCCTAAATTAAGTTACGGGCATCTTGGGTATCTGCTCTACATCCTCAATGAAGGTGTCCAAATGGGCTTCTCAGTGTATCACAGGCCTTGATAATTTATGTGAAACACAATTTTGCAACGGATTGCAACGCACAAAATCAACATATCTCACATTTTTCCAATCACTGAACCCAACAGGATGGAAACCTAACCATACTGCCCAGTTCAACATTGACTCATATTCTTCTGCTATTTGCATAGATAAATCTTCATATGATTGATCCAAAAATGATATTAATAACTTAGATCCTCGTGCCAATCCCTTAAAGTTTTTTGTGACATGATTTGTAAATAGTGCAAATAGTTGTGGTGGCTCTTCAGAAAAGAACACACCGCTTGCCATCATAATGTTCCAGTTCTTATCTCTTACGATGTAAACTTCAGAATCTTTTTGCAAATCTTGTAGAGCTTCGAAAATAGTAGAATACCCAAGGTTTGATAGTTCCTTTTCTGTTTCTGGGTGAAGTATAGAATATATCTCAGCTATATGATGCTCGTGAAAAGGGGTCATATAGTACGACCCACTTTGCAATATCTTTATTTCATCCATAAAGTTTCTTAAAACCCTCATCTACCTGTTTAACATAATGCATGTCACGTTTAGATGGCGACCAGTAACGTTCATCTTTCATCATTTCTTGTAGCTCTACTTCATTAAAATTAGATGCAATGCTGCCCTGATCTGTAACGGCTGGGTCTTTTATTGCATTCATAACAGTCTCAATAGCAATGATGCCATCAGCACTTTCGCACATTCTTTCTATTGCTGGTATGGCTTCTTCTGGAAAAAACTTATTAGCAAAGAGAGATGCAGCTTCTATTCTAGCGTCAGAGTTATCTCCAAGCCTTGCTGCTTCGGCATCCATATCAGGTTCTTCGCCCATGCCATTCATGTACATCTCTATACCCTTTTGAAATTCTTCATGAGTATATCCGTTGTTATGACAATGATCTGCCCAGTTTTTTAGCATATCACTTTCAAGAGCTTCTTCTTCATCAATAAAGTCAGGTAGTTCATACTCACCAGCAGATGGTGGTACACCCTCAGATGCTTGCTCATTAAGTTCGTCCATTAATCTTGTTCGAACATCATCTTCTTTTTCACCAAGCTTTGACTCTAAAGCCTTGTATGCTTTACCTAAATCAGCTGGATCACTAAATTTTTCTGGCAACCATTCTGGTCTGTCAGTCGTTTCAGCAGCTGGAGCTTCTGTTACTTCAGCTTCTGTTGTTTCAGTTACTTGATTTTCTTCCATTGTTTTTCACCTTATGTGCATGTGTCATACGAGCTTCGATCAAACCAACTAAATATCGTTGGCCTTCTATATGACGCAGTTCCTCCGTAGTTACATTTGGGCCATTTACCATTTCAATAGTAATTGATCTTAGATACTGCAAGACTGCTTGTCCTGTCGCAGAGCCAAACAATGAGGCTATATTCTCGCTAATCTGTTGATCTTTTTGTTGTGGACGATGTATCCCATCAACACCCACATTGATTTTTTTAGTCAAGCATTACTCCATAGGTTGTGGTGCTTGCGCCTGACTTTGCTGCATTTGCTGCATTAATGCAAGAATTTGTTCTCTTTCTTGCTCATCTCGTACTAAATTATCTGGTATTCCAAACTTCTTAGCTAGGTATGCAGCTGTTTCTTCTGTATTAATTAATACATTAATAGCATCTGGGCCAAAAGCTCCGTTGGCTAACTCAAGAAAACGTGACACCGCAGTAATATCTTGGTTGGCTTGCGCTTGCGCTAATGGTGACACAGATCTAATCTTAACTTCTCTGCCATTAATTGTAGGAACTTCAAGTCTTCCTTGTTTCTTTAGTATATGAACAACACGCTGCAATACTGGTTGTACTAACTCTACTTGCAATCTGCCAAACGCAGAACCAATACGTCTTGATAGATCCGCCATACGTTCCGCAACTTCTGTTGCAGATGCTGGGGTTCGATTAGGATCGCCAAGCATATCATTGTATAAAGCACGTTTGATATTGTTACGCATGTCACCAAGAACAAGTTGTGCTACATCAAAGCTACCAGCAGCTTGTATTGGCTGCAATCCAGCAGACCCCATAGCTTTAGGAATGATAGTCCCCGGAACGAGATTAATTGTATCAGGGTTGATTACCCCATCATCTTCCATTTGATAAATACCAGAGATAGACATTTGTGCATTCTCAAGTATCATCTCAACAGTAAGATTAGTTGTTTTAATTGCGCTAAGTGCATTAAACAATGGCCCTCGACCATACACCTCACCAGCACACTTAGACCAACGAAAGCAAATAAAAGGATTAGATCCTACGCCAGACATCTCTCTTTGCATTAATATAGATTTAGTTGTCATACATATTGCATAATGAAAGAATGCTTCTTCATTTATTTTTGTGTAATTTCTGCAAACAATTTCCAAAACTGTCGTTGTTTGATCAGACTTATTTGCAATTAAAGATTGAAGCTCAGTATTAAAGTTACCTTTTGGATATAGCAATGAGAGTTGATCAAAGCGCAGTTGCTTTCTTTCTCGAAATACGTGATCAATCCTATCATCAGGCCCAGTATCTAATATAACGTGAGGTAATGGTATTGCAGAAAAACGCACTGGATTTATAGCGTCACCTTCTTCACATACTAAAACACCAGTACCAACTGCCAAGTCCATAAAAGATTCATGAACTTCTTGTGCAAAGTTTGAGTTTTGAAGTATTTCAAAAACGTACTCAGTCACCTCTTCTAAATCATTATTAACAGAATCTCGTTGTTCTTTAGGAGTTTCAGATCCAGCAGTAAGGTCTGCCCATCGAGCAAAGTTTGGCACAAGACCAGACTGTAACCTCGAAGCAAACTCTTGAACACCTACAACAGCGGTCTCATCAAAGATCTTATCATCTCTTCTTTGACCAGATACTTCATAGTAAAATGACTCACGTTGCGGCAACGCATACTCATAACACTCTTCAAAGACATCAACAAAGTTTGTGCGCTTTGCTTTTGCTCTCTCATACCGTTTAAGATATTCTTTTGCTACTGGATCTGTAATCATTATAGAAACCTACTAAAGTAACCTATTCCACCACCAGATGAAGTAAGAAGACTTCTTCTACCTCTTCGACCAGACCTAGCAGACCTTTTTCTACGTTTTGCTGCATCACTCATACCTTTTAGCCCAGTAGAAGTTACTTCAACACCAGATCTTACTACAGCAGTATCCGATCCCTTTTTCCTTACTGTGTCTTCACTTCTGCCTTCCATGCCAGCAATTAATGACTTATTGGCTCTTTCCAACTCAGCCATTCTTTTATTAACTTTTTCTTGCTCCATTGAAGCTTGATTAGCTAACTCTTTTTGCCTTGCTGCTTTTGCCGCATTAGATTTTTCAGTAGCTGCTGCCGAAGCTGCTTGCTCTCTTTCTTTTTCTAATTGCTCTTGGCGCTTTCTTTCTTGTTCAGCTAGCGCTTGTTCTTTTGCAGCTTCTGCTGCTTCCCTAGCTTTTTTCTGTTCCTCATCTATTCGAGGATCTCTTTTTTTTCTACCGCACATAGTAAATCTCCTTTATATTTCCCTCAAAGCAGAGAAAAATAGTTTTGGCAACGCACAATTACATTCTAGCCCAAAGCCCCTGCCTTTTTTGTTTGACAGGTTTTTTATTAAATATATCAAAGTTACGACCAGCTACCACAGGTGTAGACGGTTTCTGGCTGTTAAGTAAAGCTCTACCTTCACCAGCACCTAACATCATATATTGCAAAGCATCATGAATGTGAGAGTACATATTCTTATCAGGCTTATCAGCATAGCGTTCACCAGATACTTCCATACGCCTATATTGATACCCACCTTCAAAACCTTTGATTAGTTGTTGGCACCTTCTGTCAATAATAAATGCTGGCTTGCCCTCGACCATCTTAGTTAGCTGGGAAGAGACAGCCTCCAACCGAAGATCTACAGAGTTCGAAGGGGCTGGGAATGCCCTCAAACCAGCACCGCGCAAGATATGGAAAGGGGTACTTTCGTCCGTCTGCGCTCTAAAATCCCCAGCGGGATCGCCGTATATATACACCTCAGATGCTTGAGAAAATCGGGAGGAGATCTCCTCACGCAATACTTCAGCAAACCTAACAATCCCCATATCAAAGGCCACTATCTCCGACTGGACGAGCCAGCGACCCCTGATCTTTTGTCCAAGAGTTGCAGCTGGAGTCAACCCAAAGTCCAAGCCAACGTATAGTGGTGCGCCAGCGGCTACCGCTATTTCTTCTTTGGCTGTGTGTACTTCTGCTGCGAACATTGGGTATATCGGCTTTCCGTCTTGGATAGTGCCAAGCCTATTCATAACATAGACATCAATCCAGCTTTTTGTTTTACCTCTTACTAAATTGTCATAATAGTTGCCAAGCATATGTTTTTTGTTTTCAGCAGCATCATTTGCTTTGTAGTCAGCTATCTCACCGTCCTCATCTTTAACTTCGAGCATCCCACATGGCTGTGTAAAGAACTCCCAGTTGTCAGGCTTTACCAACATCTTAGCTTGCTCACGAGCAATGTGGTCGGGGATCGGAATTCTCTCTT